ATATACATCTTGGTCTAAACTCATACAATGCACATTTTTCATCACATATCATTTTATCATAATTATTTACAATCTTTGTTACCTTATTATTTTCATCAGTATCATTTTTTTCAATAGTCAAGGAACTATCTGTCATTAAGTATCTTGGACAATATCTTTTCATGTTCACCTCTTAAATTTATTTGGTCTTAATTGATCTATAAGTTTTTTTCTTGGAACTTCTGGTTCTTCTCTAATATTAGTTGTATATTGTTTTCTAATTTCCTGTCCTATCATATCTGATAATAATAAATCATCATGTTTACCACTCATTGCGTCAGGTCTCCCATTTGCATCTTCGATAAATGTAAGCATTTCTCTTAATGTTCTAATGTCATTAAATGAATCAATATTATCTTCAACAAAGTCAACTTCTCTATCAATTATAAGTGGTCTTGTATTTCCATCTGTTTTCCATCCTAGTTTATCTTGCAATTCCCCAGATATATCATCATATTTCTTTCTAATATATTGCCTTGGGTAATTGAGTCTTTGTAAGTCTTCTATAGGAGCAGTATTCCAATTCATTTCTACTCCAATCATTGCATTATTGTAATATTTTCCTAAACAATAAATTTGATGTGTAAATGGTTTACTAGTTTGCAATTGCATTCTAAGAGTTGCAGTTCTATTACCCGTTACATTATTTATTACAGTAGCAGTATAATAATCCTTTCCTTCACCCTTTGTATCTCCACCAATTACATAAGGATATCCATATTTTGGTTCTTCATATATAACTATATCTTTAACCTTTTCACCTTCAAATTCTTTGATATCATACTTTTTAAATTCATATGAAACTATTTTGTCTTGAGTATCTTCATCATTAAATTTATAAATAAACTTACCTTGTTTAAGTGGATCCACTTTATATTTTTTAATCAATACATTTATTCTCTTAATAACTTTATCATTGTTAAAAATTGGAGTACCAGAAAATATAAATGCCTCTTCTGGATAACTTGGATTTTCTTGTTTCATTTTATCAGCATTATTATTGCAATCTATTTTTTTAGTACTTCTGTACCAATTCAATTGTTCTAATGTCAAATCAAATCTTTGTTTTATATCTTTCTCATAATCATCTAAGTTTAATTTAAATTCTTGTCTTTCATCTTCTGTGCTAAAATCTTTCGAATAACTTTTATCATCATGCCATGCAAAAAATAAAGGAGTCCAACCATTTTCACAACTAACAGCTTTATCCCATGTACTTTTAAAATCATTAAATCCTCTTGCCGTAGATTCTATTATTGCTAAACTATCAATAGTTTTTGGTACTGCTTGCATGATAGCAGATAGTTGAGATTCTGGACTATTTGAATCTTTGCCACTCCAAAATGCATATTCAGATAAATGAACAAAAGAATAAGTATCGCCTCTACCTATAGACTCTTTTCCTGCTATTTTAACAACAATCTTACTATTAAGTCCTTCTTTTTCTCCGCCATAATGTAGTGGCTTATCAAATATTAATTCCTTAGCATTACTAGCTCGCTGTATAGGTTTGATTTCCTCTGATAAATTTTCATACATAAATTTAGATTTACTAAATATTGCATTATTAGAATCTTTGTCATGGCTAACTATAAGACAATTCATGTCTTTACTTTGTACACACTTACTAATCATTTTGCCTTGACTATATGTTGTAACTCCTTCTTGTCTAGCTTTTAGTATTATTATTCTAGGAGGAATTCCATTATTTATAAGCTCATCAATTTTATTATCAATCTGCAATTGAATCCAATTCAATTCTAATTTTTGTCTTTCCTTCTTTTTGTTTATTATCCAGATATAATCATGCATAAAATCAATATCATTAATTATCTTTATGCATTCATTTTTTTTATTCTTTGAATTTATATATTCAATATACGCAGAACTATTTATTTCATCATTAAGAATCCTTATTTTGTCGAAGCAATTCTTTCTCATACAATTTTTTTACTTCCTCATTTATTCTTAATTCATTTACTGTAAACCATTTCTCAAACTTATCATTATCTAATCTTTCGATGTCTATTCTAATTCGATGTTCTAATTCCTTGTCAAATGTGCTTATATTTTGTAATAGATATTTTATTGCTGATACATCAGGAGGATAGTATTTTGTTGATTCTTTTTCTTTTACAACTATTCTATCTCCGTCAACATTTTTAAATTCCTTTTCCTTTTCTTTATATTCAAATCCAGTAGCTCTTTTTATCAATGATTGCTTTGCTTCTATTCCTACATTACAAGCTTTTTCATATAATTTTTTTAATGGTTTATTATCATTTATCCAATTATATAATGTTTTTCTAGATATCCCCAAATGTTTGGCTATGTCCTTTGAGGATTTTCCAGATATCTTCAAATCGAATATTAATTCATCGTATCTTTTTTCATATTTAGTCATAATAATCACATCTCTAAAATTTCGCTTGGAATATACTTTGTCGTAGAATTAATATTTGTGTGTCCAAGAGCTTTCATAGCTGCATATATATTTTTTTTACCACCTTTTTTATCGCCTTTTCTATATGCTTTATACGCAAATGTTTTTCTAAAAATATGCGTTCCATATGCTCCACGTAGTTTAGGTATACTTCTAAATATTTCCCTAAACACTTTTTTACATATATCTACACCTATATGCATTAAATTTCCTTTTTCATCTTTTCTATTCGATGGAAATAAATAGCAGTTACACACCTTGTTTTTTACATTTTCAACATATTTTTTTATACAATCATCAATATGACTGTATTCGAAGTACCTCCGAATTTTAGTTTTTTTCTCTAAAATATATAGTGTGTAAGTGGAACCATTAAAAAAGTCATTAATTTTAATATCTACTGTATCGCCAATCCTGTATCCAAACTCAAACATAATCGTTGCCATTACTCCATATTTAGCATTTACCTTATATGCCATTTTAATAATCTTATTAACCGTTTGTTTATGCATTATTGGAAAACACGTTTTTAACATTTTTGCCTCCATTTACAGTGTGTAAATAAGTGTGTAAGTAAACTATAGTTTGTGTTTACATACAAAATAATACATGCTGTTTTTTAAATATATTTCTATCCAGTATAAATATATGACTTGAAAAAAGTCCCTACTTGGACTAAAGTAACGAATTTTAAATTTTTATTAACATCTCTCATATCCTTACTTTAATGCACTGTAAATTATTAGGATATTTTTAAGGTAATTTTTTATTTTTTTAAAATTATTACAGTTATTCGTCATCTTACATTATTTTCAATCTTCAATTTCCCTGCAATATCTAATTCTATTCTTAAGTACCAAAACTATTTTATGTGTCCTCAAGAATCTGAATATAATCTTTTTGTCGTAATAAACTAAATAAGGTTTTATTCTCTTACTCATCACCAAGTCAACTATACTAAAATCAGTGACTTCAATGTACTTTCTTTTCTTTTTCAATATTTTCAATATTTTTAGCATAAGCAATCCTCAATTTATTCATTCCTATTATATTTTCTGGTAAAATATCTAATTTATATTTATTGCATACATTACAAATTAAAGACCATATAGATTCATGTCCACAATGCATGCACTTGTCGAACATACTCATGCCCAATCAATTTGATCTTTATCAAAATTTGTTCTGGCTAAAATATTTCCTGTGATCAAATTTCTATTGTTAAAATTCAATCTATTTTCTAAATCATTATTTATGTCTTCCAACTCTTTTACAATAGTTTTAAGCAATTCAATTCTTTCCTTGCTATCACAATTTTTGTCACACATATTATCAGTCCTAATCTTCTATTTCTTCTATTATTTCATCAATTAATTTTTCGAAATCTTCATCATTATCCATTTTGTTATCCTTTCAATCAAAAAGACTCTCTTTCGAGAGTCTAATTTCTAAACCTTAATTAACAAAGTATTGAGTTTTCCAAAAAAGTTTTTCCATAAGAGGTTTTGATGTCCAACAACTTTATTTTACTATACTCAAAATAATAACACTAATAACAACACTATGCAAGTATTGTTTTAGTATTATTATCGTATTGTTTTCGTATTGTTTTTATACTGTTTTAGTATTGTTAAATGTCCTTTAAAGTATCTATATTACTTAATTATAGTTGACCATTTTTTTATAATATTTGTTTCATTTTCATTTATTCTATGCTCAATTTTTTTCAAAGATTCTTTTCTAATTACTTTTAATCTATTTTCAGATAACTGATTATTTTTATATTTATTATTATAATTTATCGTTGCATTACCCCAATCATATCTCTCAATCATGGTTATATTAATAATATAAAATTCATTCCTTGATAAAACCATCAATAATTTATCTATATATTTTTTTTCATTATTTTTTATAGATAATTTATTTTCTAAAAGTTTTTTTTCTTTTTTTATATCTCCTATTTTAATTTTTCTTACATATTCAGCCGTAAAAACTTCTTTTTCGACAGGCGAATACTCCATGTATTCAATTGGTTTATTATGTATAACATCAGTCCTTGGTCTTGGTTTTATCTCGTATAAATAAAGCTTACTCTGATCTTGTAATAACTCATTATAAAAATTAATTTCTTGTATAATTAAATCTATGTCTATGCATAGATTCTTATATCCTCTTATTAATTCAATAGCCTTCATATGCACATCCACCCCTTGACTTATTTAATATTTTTTACTATTATTAATTTATCATTCGTAGAAAAAGTCTTGATGTAAGGGTCTTTATTTTAAAGACTCTTTATTTTTTGTGGTTAATTATGCATAGTCGTATTTTATATTTTTTTGTCGTTTTATGCAATAATCATTATGTATACTTAGACAAAAAATAACCTCATATCGGTTGATACAAGGTTTGTTTATTTACTTTTATTCTTCTTTTTTCAATAACAATATATCTTCTAATTCATCTATACTGTTTCCTTTGCCATTAGTCTATATAGTCTCTTATATCAAAATTAGATATATTTATTAAAAAATAGACAAATAAAAAAAACTTGCCATTTAACTATTTTAATAGTTTTCGTC